TTCAGCGTGCGCGGCATGTTATGCCCTCATTTCCAGGAACGGAGAATCTACGATCGCATCGCTCGGACGAGACTGTGAATCGATAAATTTTGCACGACGCAGCTGCGCTTCATACATAACACGGTAGGCTTCTGCCTTGGCCGTGTTGTCAGTCACTGGGATCGCAAACTGAGATGCCAGGTGAAACTCCATCAGCTTGACAAAATACGCAGGAAGACGCGATTCATCAGGCTTGAAAACGTAGTCAATATCGATTTCCTGCTGATTTGAGTAGAGCTTGTTCTCGTACAGCTCGTAATCAGAATCCGGATAAACGCGGATCATAATCAAATAATTTGCCGGCAGCGTGAATGCGTAATCCCATTCGTTAAGCGGAGTCGCGGTCAGGCGAGATAGGCTTGCTTTAGCAGTCGCAAAGCGCCAGCGGTGCATGGTCAGCATGTTTTCATAGGTCGTTTCGTACAGATTCGACGCTACTTCTGGACCTGCGCCAGGATCAGTGAAGCTAGACATTGTCGAATGGCCGATCAACAGCAGCGCATTCGAGCACATTGAAATATCAGTAGCCATCCGAATTCCTCAAAGTAAAAGGGGCAGCAGCCCGAAGACCGCTGCCCCACCCCAGGTTAGCTCATTGGTACTGACCCTTAGTCGGAGTCAGTATTTGCCAATGTAGTGCCATCATTCACGTCCACCACGCCAGAAGCGTTAGACAGAACGTAGAAGATGGTTGCTACTAAAGTACCGCCGGTCGAAGTATTTGCAAAGATGAAATCGCCGACCTGGAGGTCTGCAGACGCATCATTGAAATAACCTGCGGTATTTACGTCAGCTGCGGAATCAGTGGTGCTGTACACCCAGATACGCGGAGCTGAGCTATTTGCTGAACCAATTTGAATCAGCGAAGGATGTGAATAAGCCATTGTCTATCTCCCTTATTCAGACCAGGAAACGGAAACGATGCCGTCACCATCACGAGAGACAGCGCCAGCCTTCATCATGCCGTTGCAGAGCCAAGAAGTCTTCTGCGGAACGTAGTTGACTTCGGTCTTGACGTCCATACCGATGGCCAGGCCAACAGCGGTTTCATGCCATGCGAAACCTTCACGAGTGGTGGATACCAGCGGCAAGCCACCTTCGCTGCGAGTTTCAACAACATGGAACTTGAAGCCCATGAAGGTATCGATGTCACCCATCATCAGAGCCTTGATGTTGTTGTAATCAACGCTAGTGATGGTGGTGTCGCCGAGCAGATCTTCGAGACCAGCTGCAGATACTGCAAAGTGACGACCAGTGGACGGTACGCCCTTGTCGTTCAGGTACTTTGAGGTCTGGATCAGCTTGGTCAGGGTCAAACCTGCAGAGCCGTGAGCAATGGTGCCAGCCGGTGAGGCTTCTGCTGCCAGTGCGTCGATGATCAGTTGATCAAGACGACGGCCCAGGGCGCCTGCAATGGTGGTAGCCAATTCACGACGCTCGTCGAAGTTGACTTCTGCCTGGTCGAAAATGTCGCTGTATTCCGGCGCGTTCCAGTTGGACAACGTGCAAGAGATCAGCGAGTGAGTTACGTCCATCGGAGTTACGTCAGCGGAAGAAGCCTTCTGGTTAGCCAGGCCTTTACCCATCTTACGGAACTTATAAACGTCAGCATTTACGCCGTTGCGGATAGTTACGGTATTGCGAAGCGAGCCAGCAGTCTGGAAGGCGTGCTTCACTTCCGAATCAAATAGCTGCTGCGCAGCTGCAGAAAGTGAAATGGACATATCAGTCCTCCTAGTTAAGGTTCCAATTAAGGTTCTTTTCGGGTATCCGACTTTCGGGCCGACTTCCCCGCCTTGTATTGGGCTTCCATGCGGAAGGTGTCCAGGAGGCTGGATTGCCTGGATATTACCACCAGGCAACGGACTGTCAACGTTTGTTCAACGAAACAAAAAAAACCCCCGCCGAAGCGGGGGAGCGAAGACCGGTTGCTGGAGGAGACCAATGTTACCGGTTGACCACCATGGATGTGGTGATCGCTATTGAACCACATTTTGATACGGTTGTTTACCGTAAAACTCCTCGAATTTGCGCTCGACTTCTTTGCGGTACGCAGCCGAAGACTGGTAACGCGGGTCCGCAACCATTTCCTGCAGCTCTTGTTCGCTCGGCCCGGTCTTCACGACTTCATTGCCAGTCGGCATTTTGGCCTCGCGGGTTTTTGAAATGATCGCTTCCAGGACACTAACGCCTTCTGCTGAACTTGCCAGGACGCGCATTGCCTGGAACTGTGCGTCATCCAAGTTTGCCTTGCCCCAATCGCGAATGCCGGCCAGGCGTGCCTGAGCATTCGGACCGAGTGCCTTCAATTCAGCCTCGATGTTGATCGTTTCGCTTGCGACTTCGCCTTCAACAAACTGATGCAGTAGCTTGGTGAACGTGTCCTGGGACATATTCGACTCGCGTGCTGCTTCTTGGAATGCAGCCAGGCGCGGATCTTCCATATCAAACTGGCCATCGATGCCTTCCGGCAGACTCAGCTCATAGTTTTCCGGTGCGCCAGTGAATCCACCGAAACGCTTTTCAAGATCTGCGTAAGCCTTGGCCTGGTCAGCCACCGATTTGTATTTGTCCTTGAACCATTCCGGACGGTCGCCGTCACCAGGCATATTTTCTGCCAGGAACCAGGACGGCCCAGCTGGTGCTTCGGATTCATTTGTTACCGATTCGCCAGTATCAGAAACTTCTGATGTTGGGGTGTCGTCAATCAAGCTCTCTGCTGCTTCACTCATGTCATCCTCTCTTAGATTTTTTCAGCCATGGCAATTTGTTCCAGGATTTGACGGACAATGTTGTTTTGTCCTTCCCGGATGCCGGCACTGAATTGGGTTGAATTGCCGTTTAGGACCGGCTTGTCCAGGGTCACTTCCCGCAATCGTTGCAGAACGTACTGTCCTGCATCGGTTCGGAAGCATTCGTGAAATCGGCTTGCTATTTCGCGGGCCTTGGCTTCGTTTTCAGCCTGGAGTGTCTTGAGGTGTTCGCCATCAAGGTCCAGGCCATTCCAACCTTCTGCCATTTATTGTCCTTGTTGTTGCTGTGCCATCGCTGCTTGTTGCTGTTGAGCTGCTGCAGCCTGGGCAGCTTGCTCTTGGAGTTGCTTGCGCTCATCAGCGGTACGCAAAAGATCGGCCTTGATGCCGAGTTTCTTGCCGATGTAGGCGACCATGTCTTCGATCTTGGCGCCCAGGCCAAACATTTCTGGACCAAACGCAGCGCCCATTTGCATGAACTGCTGCATCGCCAGGAGATCTTGCTGGTCCTGAGCACGCGCCAGCGGTGAGGTGTGCTTGATCGTGACTTCTTTGCCATCGACGCGGATGTCTGGCACTTTGCCGTTGCGCTTGAGAATATCGACCGAGCGCTTGATCACTTTCTCAATGAACTCAGTCTGCAGGCGGGAGAACGCTGAACCAGCATCCATCACCAGCTCCTGGCTGCGCAATGACATTTCAGTGGCGCTCTTGACCGGCTGCGTCATGTCACCAAACGGCTCAGAGAACAGCACCTTGTTGATGCGATCGCGCAGATCCGACAGGATCAGCTCGCTCACGTTGAAATCACCAGCACGATCCAGGGCGCGCAGCGTCGGATTGCTGTTGTCGTTGGACCCGACCGGGATCACGACGCCAGGCGCAATCTGCAGGGTGTATGGATTGATCACGCCATCGTCCTGGGCGGTGTACACGCCACCGATTGCCAGGGCTGCGTTGCGCAATACGAACTCGACGACCTTGTTGCAGGTCTTGATGTCAGGCAGCACTTGCATGATACGACCACGACCGAGCACTTCACCTGGCACAACCATTTCACGGAAGACAATCCAGGGCGAAACCTCGTAAGTCTGGGTGAAAACGACGTGCTTTGCGTCGCGCTCGATGACGCACTGGTAATAAACGCCAGATTTCGGCGCATATACGGTGCCTTCAAGCAGTGTGATCTTGGAATCAGGGCTTTCGACCGCCTTCTTCTTCGTCATTGCTGACATTTCAGAGCCAGGCCAGAGACGATCGACGTGACGCGCCGGCACTGAATGCTCGCGCCAGACGGTTTCGATCGTGCCACGCGGACCTTCTTCTGGATAAACCTCGGCCAGCGGCGCTGCATTGAAGTCGAGCAGCGATTCGTCGCTATCGGATTCTTCCAGCGTCAGCACACCAGTCGAAACCGACAGATCCAGGAACGATTCGTGTGCCTGGGTAGCGAAATTCGAGTGGTTGATGTGATCAAACAAGACATCGTTGATCTTGTCGAGCTCTTTCTGGATGCCGTCGCGCTCTTTCTCAGGAATTTCCGAGCCTGGTGTCAGGATCGAGAAGTTGCGCCAGGGCGGGACCAGCGTTGCCTGCAGTCGGCTGGCAAACTTCTGAGCACCAATGACCGCAGTTGAATCGAAGATGTCGATATTCTTCTTCTGACCTGGTGAATACAGGTTGAAGATCTCACGCTGCGGCAGGGCGTATTCGTAACATTCCCGGAGGTGCGTGATCCAGGGATCTT